ACTGACCCCACGATGTACGGTAATGTGAACCTCAATATTGCTGGTATGCAGCAGTACAAGGCACGGGTGGCTGAAGATACGATCAAGATGACTGAGTTGTGGGTGTGGAACGATGACACTGATGATTACCAGTGCGTCACGATTGCCGACCCGAATGTCATCATCTATGACAGACCAGGTGAGAGCATGTTCTTAAAGGGTGAGTTGCCCTTTATTCAGCTCTGCCCAACCCCGCAATATGACTACTACTGGGGTATCTCTGAAGTTGCAAGGCTTGTTTTCCTGCAAGACATGCGCAATAAACGCATGACAGAGATACTTGACCTGTTATCGAAACAAGTCACACCACCTACAGCCTTGATTGGCTTTACTGGTCTGCTTGATGAGAAGAACTTTGCGCTTAATCGCGTGGGTGGTTTGCTATCTACGGACATGCCTAATGCCAAAGTAGAGCAATTAGCACCATCGATACCCAATGATTTGTTCCGTGAGATCGCAGAAATCGATCAAATGTTTGAAGAAGCCTCAGGAATTGTGAATGTGTTGCAAGGCCGAGGTGAATCAGGCGTTAGAAGTGCGGGTCATGCGTCGCAATTAGCCCGTTTAGGCTCATCAAGGGCCAAAAAACGGGCGTTAATCATCGAAGATTCGCTTGAAAAGATGGCAACGTTGTACTTAAAAGCCATGCAAACCTATTCAGATCGTATTTACACCGACGATACGGGTAATAAGTTCATTGCAGACCAGTTCACCAAGGACTTTGTGGTCAAAGTAGACGCACATAGCAACTCGCCTATCTTCACTGAAGACTTGCGAAGCCTTGCTTTTGCGCTTGCAGACCGTGGCGCGATCACGAAAGAACGTTTGATTGACATTTTGGAGCCTCCTATGAAGCAATTACTCAAGGAAGACCTCCGAAAGATGCAACAAATGAACGAAGCAGCGCAAGAAATGCAAAAACAGCAGCAACCCACGCCAGAAGGCGCAGCTCCCCCTGCTCAATAGGAGTTTTTATGCTGACAAACGGTAATTCCAACATGAATGGCGGTACAGGCGGTACAAGAGGCGGTACTGACCGCTTTTCTTACCAAAATGACCAGCCAAAGGTCGATAGAACTGAGTTAAAACAGATTTATCGCACCCCGCAACTCAATTATGGCCGTGCAACGATGAATCGCACGGGTTATCAACGTGCTGGAGGTCGATTCTCATGATGCAACGCAAAATGTTACGTTATGCTCGCCCATCACGCCGTTAATCGCTTGACAGACGGTTGTTAAGTGGTATAAACCGCGCTGAAAGGACATATTATGGGTGTGAGCGCTGAAGAACTAATGAAACTCATTCGTGGCGGTGCCAAAGATGGTAAAGCCTCGATGGAAATTGAGGTTGAAGAAGAAGGCACCGAAGGTGAAGAGGGTATGGAGAAGAAGCCTGCCCTTTCTGGCGCTTCCTCGCCTCCTATGTCATCTCCCATGTCTACCCCAGAGCCTAAGAAAGGCGAAGAGATGCAAGGCCGCATTGATGTGCAGCTTGGCATGGGGATGTTAATGGGTGCTATGCAAAAGTTTCCTGATGGATCGCCAGAACAAAAGGCGGTTAAAGAGGCAATTGGCAAGCTAGGTTCCGCATTTGGCGAGATGGATTACAAAGCCAAAGAGTTAGTGCCTGCTGAAATCTTGCAAATGATCCAAACCCTGCCCCAGGCTGGAGGCGCGTCGGCTGAGATGCGAGCGATGGCTGCGGCACCAACCCCTGGGACTCAAAACCCACCCCTTCCTATTTAGGAGAAACGTATGGAACTGTTTAAGCCTAAAGCTGGAACGATTCGTCGGCCTACCGATAATCAACAGCAGAATGGTCAGATTTATAACCCACCCCGCTATGAGCCGTTTGGCGGTCTGTCGGGTTCGTCGAAGGTTTCCAAAAACCGTATGACGCTTAGCAAACCTGGTGACACCAAGCGTGTCATTTAATTGAAGTTGAGGGCTGAAAACTATGTCGCTTGAAAACCTTACCCCTGACGCAAGGGATGAACTTGCCGCCTTGGCGAAAGCCTTGGCTGAGAATCCGAAAACCCGAAAGGAGTTTCTGAAACTGACAAAGCAAGCGCACCCTGATCTTCCTGTTCCTGAACTTGAGATCGAAGAGCGTACTAATTCAGCAATTGCTGCACAACAGCAAAAGATTGCTCAATTGGAAGCACGATTGAAAGAAAAGGACGCTCGCACAGAGCTTGAGAAACGTAGAAATACGCTCAAGGAAAAGCGTCTTGCCGAATCAGATGATGATGTCAAAGCCATCGAGAAATTGATGATTGAAAAGGGCATCAGCAATCATGAGTCGGCTGCTGAGTATTACAACTGGATGAAGCAAGCGGACAGGCCGACACCGGCTTACAGCAATCAGCCGATTACTTCCAAGGTCAATGACTTTCAGAAGTATTTGAAGAATCCAGCAGCAGCGGCAAGAGAGGCAGCGGCAAATGCACTCAATGAACTGAGACAGGGTAACCAGTCTCGTCCCATTGGCCTTCGTTAATTAGCTTAAAAGGAATACATCATGCCTATTGGTGGCGGTATTATCCCAGCAAGCGGCACCAGTCAGTACAATGAGCTGACCTACGTCACCCGTAGAGCGTTCATTCCTAAACTGGTTGTCCAGCTTTATAACTCCACGCCCTTGCTCGCAGCATTGCTTGCCAATTCACAGACTGCCTCTGGCGGTGTGTCATCGGTAACTGTGCCTGTACAAGGTTCCCAGTTTGTTAACGCGCAGTGGTCGGATTACAGCGGCTCGTTTGCACAGCCTAGCGTCATGCAGGGTGCTTACAACGCTGAATTCAACCTCAAGCTCATGATTGCGCCTGTTCCATTCCTCGGTATGGAAGGTGCGGTTCAGCAAGACTATGCTGTGATTCCTTTGATTGAGGCTCGCATGAACGATGCGACCAACGTCATGATGGATGCCATGGCAACGGCGCTGTACACCAATACCAGCAACGCACAACAGTTTACGGGCTTGCCCATTGCTGTTGATTCGGCTGGTAGCTACGGTGGTTTGTCTCGTTCGACCTACTCATGGTGGGCATCGAAAGAGTACGCTGCTGGTTCGGTTAACCCCACTCGTCAAAACATCCTCCAGTACATCTCTGGAACGGTGAAGAATGGCGCAGAGGTTCCGACCTTTGGTGTTTGCGGCTTTGGCACCTGGACGTTGTTGGCACAAGATTTTGTAGGGCAAGAAACCTACATGATCACGCCTGGTAGCAACTTTGCAAGCGGCGAAGAAGGTCCAACTTCTGGCTTCCGCGCATTGATGGTTGCCGGTGTGCCGATTTATCCTGATCCGTATTGCACGGAAGGTGAGTTGTATCTGCTGAATACGAACTATCTCAGCATGTACATTCACGATCAGGCCGAGTTTGCCTTTACGGGCTTTGAGTCCACCCTGCCAAACTGGCAGATTGGTTATGTTGGCGCAGTGTTGACCATTGCAGAAATGGTGAGCACCAAGCCTAAGAGCATGACCAAGGTGACTGGTCTCAACTCGCTCACGCTGTAAGGAGATCAAGTCATGGCTCTTGCACTTAATAAAATCATTGTCAGTGGGCTTAACAGCGATGCTGCTGGTGCCTATTTCGACTATGTTACCCAGTCAGTTACCGCAGGTACGGATTACACCTTGCCTGCTGGCCTGTACATTATTTACCCTGTAGCAAACTGCAAATATCAAGCCTACAATGGCTCGTCATGGGCAGACGTTATTGCGGCAAATACGGGTGGCATGATCGTTTCTGATGGTCAAAACGTGAAAATCGTTTCGACTTCCGGCACGGTTACAGCGCTCTTCTTGACTGTCAATGGCGGTCAGGCAGCAACTGGCACTTATAACGCATAAGCGAGGTAAAGCATGGATGCCAACAAAGTCGGTAGTCTATTACCGCAGCAGTTCGGAGGTATCCTGCTTGGGAAGTTGATTGGTGCCAATATGGATAGCACCGCCGATCAACGTATCGTGATGTTCAGCAATCCGTCTAAGTTCATTCTTCGTCGGATTGTTGTAACGAATGCTTCCATCTCATTGACCACTGCGGCAGGCGGCGTTTATACCGCTGCCTCCAAAGGTGGTACAGCGGTAGTTGCATCATCCCAAGCATATTCTTCGCTTTCGGCCTCAACCTTGTTTCTTGACCTGACGCTTAATACGTCTGGCAGCGCAAGTACCACGGTGAAGTCGAGTATTCCCAATCTGTATTTGTCGTTGACAACCGCTCAAGGTGCAGCAGCAACCGCAGATGTTTATGTCTACGGGGATATTCTCGAAGCATGATCTTTGTGACTAACAAAGGTGGCGATACGCTGGTTGGCAAATATGTCGATCAGCGTATTGAGTTTCCTCCTAATAAAAGTGTTCCAGTGGAACCTATCGTTGCTCGCCATATTTTTGGCTACGGCGATGATAATAAGATTCCTTACTTGGTGCGTCTTGGCTGGATGAAAATGAACACAGACTATGAGAAAGCTATGGCTAGGCTCAAAGAGTTTGTGTTTACAGACGCGCCAATAAAGTCCGACCACTTGTCAGCCCTCGTGGTGGATCGAGTAGCCGCACCTCCGCTTCGCGGTAGGGGTGCGGCAAAAGTCCATACCTCTCGCAATGAGGCATAAATGGCAACCTTTACAAGCTATATTGCAGATGTCAGAAGGCTGCTGCATGACGCTACGGGTGTGTTTTGGTCGGATACAGAACTCACGGATTACATCAATGATGCAAGGCATCGGGTAGTCCGCGATACAGGCTGCTTACGAGCTATTCTTACAGGTAATACAACAACGTCTGTTGAAACGTTTGATATTACGACGCTGACGCTTCCAAGTTACGCTGATCAAATACTAGATGTCATCAACGTTAACTTGTACTGGGGCAATACTCGC